CATCCATTCATTAGAATTTTCATCACCTATTGAAAAGAATTCATCAGTATTTATATCATCATCTATTAATACATCACTTCTAGTTCGCTCATGATAATCACAAACGAAGCCTTTTATTTGCTGTTTATCCATTGTTACACCACTTTTACATGTAAAGATTGGTGATAAGCATTTACTCGTGCAATCTTGCTATTTTCAATTGCTATATTTCTTTGTTTTTGACGTTCTGAACGTTGTTTAATACTTGCTTGATACAAATCACCCTGTAAGCGTTCAATGACGTTGTAGGGTTTATATCGTCCATTTGAACGCATATATTTTACAACTTGCTTCTGCTCTTTTTCTGTATAATGATTTAGTACCTTTTTCAACAACGCCATATTATTTATAGATCTATTTTTATAGTTTTGTAACCCTGCTTTTGTTTCAATAATTTTGATAACTAATTTTTCAATCGGATATGAGACAGACACGACCCCCATTATTTCATCACATGTTGTGGTCGACGCACTCATATGGTACATACTTTCAATTTGGAATTCACACATCTTAATTTTTTTATTAATAAATGCTGGGTTAAATTGCGTTAATAGTTGATACTCAGATAGTTTATTGTCGCCATTACGATAATATAAACAATTCTTCGTTTTAAGCAGTTTCATTTATTCACCCCTATAAAGAGAGCCTACCCAAATTGGATAGGCTATTTTTGATTTAAGCGTTACGGAACACTTCGTTATACTTACTTTGAATGTTAATAATTTCTATATCGCCATCACTATCTTTGATGACTGGTTGCCCGTTATTTTGTAACCCAAACTGTCTTAAAACATTATAGTTATACTCTAATTTTTGATATTCTTCATTATTTCGATATGGATAAATTACCTTTTCTACCAATACATCAAAGTAAGGTTTTAACCTTACATTTTCATCTTCAGTAAGACGACTTTCTATCGCTTTTTTATAGATATTAAGTTCATATACATTAGTGGTTTTAGGATTGGCATTATAAACAAGATTAAATAGTTCTTCTGCATCAATTAAATTTACTTTCGCCTCTATGTCTTGACGTTTCAACATTTCAACTTGTGGATTCTCATATGAAGATTCTTTCTCTTTTTGTTGGATTTCTACTATTTTTTCTTCATGTTCATCTAATAATATTTGTCCTAATTCTTTGAATTTAGATTGTAGGCTCAAAGCCTTATTATCCATTTTATTTTTAATAACATCCGTTTTATAGCCTTGTCTAATTAATGATTTCGTTTCTGTTATTAGATCTTCAAAATCTCCTAACAAATTTCTATAACGTCTATCATTAAAATATACATCCCACGTATCACCCGTGATTGTTGTAGTTGTCATTTATAAGTACCTCTTTCTTTAGTTTTTGTTTTACACTTCGATTCGTTTCAAAGCTTCATAGCGTTTCATACTGCCATCAGCTAATTTCTTAATACTTCTCATCGCTTGTTGCTTTTCTTGTTCTGTCGTAATGATGTAATAACCACGTTCACTAGGTTTATAACTGCATCCGATAGGATAGCCATAATCATATACTAATGAATTGATTACTCTTCGTAACCATCGTTCATTGCTTGAATTATATTCATATCCCAATTGATTTAAGATTTTAGTTTTAGTAATATACTTATTGGACGTATTTTTTATCACATTGAAAACTTGCAGGTGTTCGGTGGGTAAATGATACGTCTCTTTTTCTGCGATACTTTGCATTTCTACACCTCTTTCTTTTAATTATTTCATACCTAAATTATACCATTTTCACTGACCTAAAACAAACTTACGTTCGCTTTATAGCACGCTTTGTCAGTTGTTTAGCCTATCTCATATAACACTTATAAAACCATGTTATAAACTTAACGTTAGGCTTTTCACATTAACCTAATATAGAACTTAAGTTCGGTAAAATAACACGAACAAACAGCGAACAAACTTAACTTTTAGGCCTATGCCAAAAACACAAACTTTAGCTTGTATTAGCGTTAACAAAGTTCGCACACCTTGCACAAATCTTGCCATTTTTTCAATTCTCAAAGACTGTATACCTTCCGATTTTAAAAGCTAACACCTTTATATAACCTTATTATTTTCAAAGCCATAAAATAGTTTAGTATCAATGTTTCACACTTTTTTTAATTTCGCACACCTATCTATTAACTCACTATTGTTGCAACCTTTACATTTTAAAACTTCTATACCTTATACTTTTACATTAGGAGCCACACACCACGTGTGACTCCATATTTAATTACTTATTCAAACTGTAATAAGATGACTTCAACTCAGTTACTAATTTTAATCCCTCAACTAACTCTGGTGCTGGTTCATTGATTCCCGTAGCTATCTGATACAACATTTCAATATTCGATATCACATCAGTATTACTTGACTGAATGCCCTCAAGTGTATCTGTATCAAATCCATTTTCTAGGTACTCAAACACATCATTATTATTTGATTCTACATATGTTTGTAGCCCATACATAAAATACTCATCTTCAAATAATTGACTAGCCATCACATCACTAATAGAAAGCTGTTTACCGTCATGTAATTCATAACCTACATAATGCCCCTCTATGCTTCTTATAAGCCCCTCAGTGTGCTTAGGTGACGCTAATTCAAATGATTGCCTTACTTTACAATCTTTAATATATACATGACCGAATAACTTGTTGTTCATCATCACATAAACCATATCAAATGGATCATTGTATAACTTAAAGCAATACGGTTGTACTTTACTATGTTCTAATAATCCTGTGTAGTACCTTAGTAACGTGCCTGCTCGTGTTTCAAATTGATTTACAATAATTTCTATGTTCATGTTATTTACTCCTTTTTATATAATTTAAATAATTCTTTAATCTAGCTAGCACTAATTCAAAACTTCCTGAAGCTATAACTTTGTAACTTGTCCTTTTATTCGATTTAGGTATATAACTCTCACGCCATGCAGTCCAATTGTTATCAATATATTCTAAATAAACCGTTGATACATAACTTATTGAACAATAATATACTTCATTAGATATACCAGTTATTAAGCCGATGCTTTGGGCTTGTTCATCTAAATTGTAATTCTCTTTAACGGCTTGCACTTCTAACTGTCGCCTCCCAGTCTCTCTCAGTAAATACATCGCCGTTTTTATTATCTCCAATCAATACACGTAACGGCTCAATATCTACGTTACATTGAATCGCGTAACTTACTGCTTTATATAAATCATTGTTCCTATATTCACTTTGACCGTCTATAATGCGTTGATATGCACGTTTGCCTTCTCCACCTTTGCCAACTCTTACGTGACTAAAACTATAATTAGGTAGTGCTCGTCGAATGGAATACGGCTCTAATACTTGTTGTTTGTAATTACCAGCTTTAGAAAATATTCGTTTCTCAAACTCTCCTTGATACTTAGTTACATTGACACCGTTATGAGTGTATATACCTTTAGCTGTTTGACTACCTGCAAGCACAAAATAATTATTGGGATGTGCTTTGATATCAACAGATGGTAAATAACCTATCTTCTGTCCGTATTCGATATTGTCATGCTTTTTGAATATGATATGTTTCCCACCACTTGCCGTTGTCTGTACTAATGTATTTTGTGCATTGGTAACAAGTTCTTCGTAATATGGTATTTGTTTCAAACTAACGAAACCATTCTTACCATCTTCATGATCTACATCAATGTCGATACACCATACACCTCGTGTTAATACGCCCAATACATTGGTTTGATGATAAATATTAGAATGATATTCAATGAATTCATCGGTAATATCTATATCAGCAAATGAAACTGTTGGCTTTTTGTGATTATTAAGTGGTATCACTTCAATATTCTTTTTTAATAATTGTTTTGCTACATGATAACCAGTCATTGAATTCCTCCTTTTAAAACTAACCCTTATAGCCATTGTTTTACCTATAACCCTTTATTAAATTTAAATAATTATAGATTACTAAATAAAACTTAGGCTATAAGAGTTAGTGACTGTTATTACAACGATTCATAGGTTATAACAAAGGTTAGCAAGAGTTATTTCTAACCCTAATCATTAATTAATTCTAAAGCCATATTAAAAAGTTCTTTGTTCCCGACTTGATGCACCTTTGTATTAACACCATCAATCCATTTCTGATTATTTATACTAATACCAATCTTTCTCATATCTTCTTTAGCGTTCTTGTAACGTAAACTTGAGTAGTCTTGTTCTATCAAGCGTTGTAAAGTTTCATCGCCTGCTAATATAAAGCCTTGTTTTGATAACAATCTGATCATAGTAATTTGAGTTTCAGTCAATTCATCTTCATTAAAATAGTACTTGAGCGTTACATCCTTAAATTTAAATTCTCTTCCATTTTCTTTTAAATATTCCAAACTCGCTATTAAGAATGACACTGACGCACTAACTGAAATGTTGCCATTAGGTTGTATATAATCCCAATAAGGCTTAAAAATCTGATAACGTTCTTCATCAGTTTCATTTATGGGCCTATCCTTTAACGATATTTTAACTGTTCGCGTTGTATTGGCTGTAATTTCACCAGTATCGACACTTTCATTTGTATCTAGTATTAATACGGCGTTATTTTTAAATGTAAATGCGTTTCTTCCAATGCCCCGTCCAGAAATTGTTTCACCTGTTGCTATTTTTCTTAATATGCGCATCATTTGTTTAGTGATTTCACCTGTCTCATTAGCATGAGCTATATCTGCACCGTAAAAATTCATCCACTCATTTGCCGATTCAAAACCACCAGAAATAAGGCTATCAAAATTAACTTTGTTCACTGTCATCAATTTTTCAAATGTAGCCATAAACAAACCTTTTCCAGAACGACCAAAATCTTTAAGTAAAAACCACTTTTCTGCTTGTATCAATTTCATTTTTCGATACATTGTATAAGCGTGTGTTAGCATTAAATTGTTTTTACTCTTTTCATTGTCAGTTACTAAATCAAAGAAGTTTCTGGGTATTTCTAAATTGATATCTTTAATATCTACGTCATATTTAATTGAGTAGAGCTCATCACTTTTTAATTTTTGTTCTGTAAGCGTTAAATTTTGGCAATCATATACCCAGTCATTACCTGCAAAGCAATATGGATAAATCTTAAAGTTATGAGTTACATTTAAATGTTCACGGTAAAGCTCTAACATCACATCTAAGAAATCATCAATATAGTACTTGTTATCTACTGGATAGGTTAACGCAAAGTTTGTATTGTCTATCACTTCATACTGGTTATTCTTAACTATAATAAAGCAGTCTAGTTGTTTTGAATAAATGACCCTGTCAGAAATTAGATCAGCTATAAAACGTGCATAGTTATGAAAATGACTAGTTTTAAACGTAGATTGTTTTTCTTCTTCACCATTTTTATCAATAGTCTTGATATTGACGGTTCCATAAACAAGCCCAATTTCTTTTGGTTTTATGGTATAATCTAAAGTAAGATTACTAATATAATCACCTGCAACATTATCTTTTTCTCGGTGATATACATTTCCTTTATTATTAAAAGCTTGTCTATCTGTTGAGATTGATGCAAAGTTTATACGCTTGCTTATCTCTTTTATCCTAGATAGATTAATTGTTGAAACATAATCTAATTTAGAATGAAATTCGAAATGTTTTTTATAAAGTGATACTTCGTCCATGTAGTCATCCTTTCGATATCATTTTATTTTTGTTAATATATTTACTAGTATTTATTTAAATAAATACGCAGTGTCTATGCGTCATCTGATACCTCGCCAAAGTTCTCAGATGATGCTTTTTCTATTTCATGAAATTTTTGTATAAGTTCATTGAACTCTTTTAAGTACAGATGTAATAACTCAACTGTATGTTCATTTTGTATACGATGTTCTAAATAGCTATCAGAAAAATTAATATGTTCCCGTTTTGTTTCTAATTCATTTTTTACAAATCTATCTTCAACAAACCAAGCATGTTTGGTAGCTACATCATTAATTTTTTGTTTTATCACTTCAATGTCACACATTAAATCTTTAATTTCCCAATTCATTTATAATTCCTCCACTTCAATATTTCCCACAATGTAATCTAATGCCCACTCTAACATCCCAATCACGTGTCCTTTGCGATCTGTTGTATGTTTATGTTCACCTTTTTCATCTATGACACTATAACGGTAAACGTGTTGTGTTTCTTTCATGACATCACTTAGCGTCATTGTTACTTCATCAAGAATTAAAAATGCTTCATCTTCAAAATCTAATTCAGCAAGAATATTGAACAATCCATTATGAACTAACTTTAAAGCATATTCATAAAATACTTTATCCTGATAATGATAGTCCTTATCGGATTGAAACTTATCTTCCTCGTATAGTACTCTTTCTAATATTTGAACCACTTTTGATAATTGGTGTTTTTGATTGATTTCCATCTTAACTACCTACCTTTTTCTTATTTTTGATTTGTGTAATTTTTGATAAATCCATTTCTAAACACGCAACTTGAACATCTTTACTAACATCA